CGCTCTCGTACTTGCTGCTGAAGATGATGCCGTTCTTCAGCTGCTCTGCAAACATGTACAGGTGGTCCATGTGCTCAGCCTGCGTGCGTGTGACGTCGAAGAACACCACGGGCTCGCCGTTGTACGCGTACGCCATGTCCGCCAGTTTGCCGGTCAGGCTGATTGCCGGCCCTTTGGCGATGGCGTAGCGCACCACCGTGCTCTTGCCAGCCCCCCCGTCGTAGTCTGTGAACCACAGAATGGTGCGGTCGTCCGCCGCGCCTTGGAGCTGGAGGAGGAGCTCCTTCTGCCAGCGGCGGGGGTTGGGCAGCTCAAACGTGGGCTTGGGCGCGATCGCGCGCGCCAGCGCCTCCAGCCCCTTGAAGTACTTCACGAATGTCGTGGGCTCCGCCAGCGCCACAGCCCTCATCTGGTCCTTAATGGTGCCCGGCGCCTGCTGCAGCGCTGCGACGGCCTCCGCGAGGTCGTTGCGCTTGCCCTGCGCCAGCTCGGGGCGCTCCCCCCACGTGCGGGGGTTGGTGCCCGGCTCCCGGCTCTCCTCCTTGGAGCAGTATTTCTCGCTGTCCTCCATCTTGCCGCGCATCACTTCCCAGTGGGCCGTGGCATGGATCTTCTTCAGCGCCGCCAGGCGCTTGTTGGTAGCAAACAGGGCGAAGCCCTGAATGTGCAGCCGATTGGTGTCGGGGGCGCGCTCGAGCTGCGCCCCGCCGTACACCCCCCAGTCTGCCCCTCCCATGTTGTCAAATTCCGCGCGCAGCGCGTCTTCACCGCCCGCGCCGTCGTGGGCGTGGATGGTAAAGCACCACTTCTTACTCTGTGCCATGTTGTGAGCGGCGTTTACGCTGCGATTGGGCACAAAATGTGGGGGGCGTGAGGCCGTTAACGGCCGGGGGTTGGCCAACCCCCCTGCGCACCCCGGCCGGGGGGGGCGGGGGTCCAGCACTAGGCTGGCTACCCCCGTGTGATGCACCCCCTATAATGTATATAAGCCACAAGCGTGCATGTATTATCAGTGACCGCGGCGAGTAGCATAGTGGTAAGGTGTGGAAATGAGAATTCCGGTTCCAAGTGGGAGATTGCATTAGGCTCCCACCAAGGCGGGTTCGAGTTCGATCATCGGTGTTTGTAAACACCCCATTGGCTGCGTGACTGCAACAACAATGTCACTGGTTTGAGCCGCCTCAAGGTATCACCGGTTCTAGGGGAACCCCGCAAATTTTTGCTTTTTACACCACGTTCTTGCCCTCGATGTAAAACGTGGGAGTGATGGTCAGCGCGTACTGATTATCGCTGGCCACGCTGGGGAACTGGTCAATCCAGAACTTGAGGCCATAGAACTCCACGCTTGCATTAGTGGAGTCAAACCACTGGTTGCGGCTCATCAGACCGCCAGTTGCCACCACGGTGCTTGCACCCCCGCTAGTGGTAGGACCGTTAGTAACGGGCGTCTGCGCCCGGGGCACGATGTCTACGTACACAATCCGGTCCAGCCGGGTAGTCTTGGCATAACCGCTAGCCATGACCTCCTCGCGCGTCCCCGGCGTCTTGTTATCGTCCGGGTCGTAGCAGTAATGCATGATGGGGCACGCCAGGGAGGCCGAGGCCGCCCCCTGCAGCCCCGTGCTGGCGTCGGTTCCACTGTACATGAACGCCAGGCGCACCTTCCGGATGCGGTAGTTATCAAACAGACTGGTAATCTCAGCAGTCTCAGCGCACTGGCTCAGCATGAACTTAAAAGCGCCGCGCACCTGGTTGGCGAACGTGACGTAGCTGTCCACGGTGGCTGCCAGCGCGCCATTGCCAGCGATCATGGTAGCGTTGCTGCCCGGCGCCACCAGTGCCAGGGTGGGCGCCGCCCGGGCCTGAATGACCACCGGGTTGCCCACCCGCTTGAACACGTGCACCCGACCGAGAGCCGAGCTCAGACTGCGAGGCATCCTCGCCGCACGACGACGGTAGCGCTGCCGCACAGACTTAGGCCCGAAATAATCCTTAATGCCACCCGTACGCGGGCGCTTCGAGCCAGCAAACATCTTGTTTATCGAAATGTGTGGTGTGCAAAAATTATTTTAATATTTCTCGTACCTCACTTTGCTGTTGAAGTGAGTTTTGTGTTTCCCCCCTCCGGCCCCTCCCCCAGCTGTGCTGTCGTTTGCCGTTGGCCACGGTTGGTCAGGCTGGTCCCAGTTTTTGGGTCCCCGGGCACGGCTGCCTGCGCTGCCTCCGAAGGGGACGTCCCTAGCATCGTATGTCCCGGGTGAGAATTCAGACTTAGCAGCGCCTCCGCTGCGTGCCACGTCGCTCTTGTTAAGGTTCCAGACCTGGGGGGCCACGATTGGCCATGAGAGCAGTGCTCCTGCTTTTGCGGTTGTCCCGAATGTACGGCTCCTGTACCATGGGTTCCGTGCCCTGTAACGTACGAATGAGTCCCGAATGTATTGCAGGTCATTCCTACGAACGCGGTTGGACGCGGCTGTGTCCACTCTGGCTGCATCCTCCCAGTTCATGTGCTGACGCGCTCGCTGCTGACGCAATTCGCTGACTAGCGGCCTGTATCTCCACGCCTGCGCTTGACTCATCCCCCTTACTATTACTTTTATTTATCTTTCGGAGAGCGTAGAGCAATGCGAGTAGCAATTGCGTAGCGATCGACGTCAAAATGCTGGTGTAATCCATTTCGAACTTGGGATGGTTTTGACCCTTACCCGGCCGTGTTTGGTCACGGTCCGGCGTGTGGGACAGAAGTGGCGGCGTACAGTATTACCCGCCACTTCCATCCCATCCCAACCGTCAGGGAGGGTTAGGGTTACCGTGACTACCCCCCGAAGGGGGGTTCGAACCCCCGCAGGGGGTGAGGTGTCAATTCATTTTGTGCAATGGGTGACCCCACTTCCACAGAGCGTGCGTTTTATCGCACTTCTTTCCAGCGATTTTTGTCTTATCGCTGGCCTATGATTGAGAGTAATATGTTGCGATTGGAGCGTTTTCATCGCCCGCGGCGCAATTTTGCGACGTTGCGCGATGCAGCTGATCGCGTGGTTTTGGCCCTTACCCGTGGTGCTTTTGATGCTGAGAATGCGTTTGATCTGGCTGTGAGAGCTGGGGTACCCCAGCGTACAGAGCTGGGGAAGGCGCTCCGCGCCGTGTGGCTTTCCGAGCTTCGCGAGGATGCACAGCGCCGTTATTATGGTTAGGCGATTACAACGTGCACCTGCGCATTGTCTTCCGGCGGCGTGTAAATCTGCATTTCCGGGGCGTTAATGTCAATGGCCGCCCCGGGTGGCTCGTCCCACACAGTGTGCTCCTTGTCCGCCGCCGTGAGGATCCGCTCTGTGCAGCGGTCTGCGGACCACTTGCCCGGCAGCGGGCCCTGGTTGGCGAAGAAGACCACCCATGGGGGGTCAAATGTCTTGGTCCCGCTCTCGTACTTGCTGCTGAAGATGATGCCGTTCTTCAGCTGCTCTGCAAACATGTACAGGTGGTCCATGTGCTCAGCCTGCGTGCGTGTGACGTCGAAGAACACCACGGGCTCGCCGTT